ATCGATCCGGCCGGACTTCGCGAGGTTCCAGGCGACCTCGTCGCAGATCCCACCCAACAGCCAATCGCCGGCCTTGATCACGGTGTCCCCGACCTGCCAGTCCGGACCCCGATACACATACGATTCGGTAACCGTGAAATGGCCTGATGTGCCGTCTGCATGAAATAGCCCGACCTCGCGGGCGCCGGACTTCATGAACGACCAGGCGGCCTTCTCGAGCTCTTCGGTGGTGAAGAAGTCGCGTTTGCCGTCGGCGCCCTTGATGATCCGGTCGGACGGGCCGGCCTGGTAGGCGAGGCCGAGGACGTAACGCTGCTCGGTCATGCTCAGAAGTGGATCCGGGTCGTGTTGCGCGCGGACAGTTCGACGATCCACGCGAAGACCAGGAACGCGAGCCCGAGCGCGACGAGGTTGACCCGGGCCGCCACGTTGAATGCGGCGATGGCGAACAGGACCAACGCGACCAGCGCTGCCAGAAAAGCGAAGACGTCCATGGCGGTTCTCCTCAGCTTGTGGTGTCGACGATGACGCCGGCGGCGGCGAGCGCACCGACCAGGGACGCGAGAGCAGCGTTGCCGCCTTTGCTGCCGGTGACGGTCGGTGGGGTCTTGTTGACGATGGCGGGGTAGAGGGTGATCACGTTCCCGACGCCGTCGCGGATGTAGAGCACGCTCGCGGTGGACTGGAATGGGGCGATCCGGCCGGTGACGAGGATCGGGGCGTTGTTGCGGAGCTGCGCGCCGTTCCCGTCGAAGATGGGGGCTTGGTTGCGGCAGGCGGGGTCGGTGTAGACGGGGACGCTGCCGCTGACGCCGTAGGGCCCGGATTCGGCGGGAAACGTGTTCACGGGGTCTCCTCGGGTGGGATGCTGCGGCGGTGACGTGCCCGACGCCGGACGAGTGCGACTGGCGGACCACCGACGAGCTCACTCACCGGTGCGCGAAGTGCGGGCTGGTGGATCATCAGGCGACGCGGTTCCTGCGCGAGTGGCTCAGTCGGACTCTGTCCCGGCGTCAGTGCCAGTGATCGGAGCGCAGCTACACCTGCACGCCGGGTGAATCGGTGGTACGGCGCTGTCGTCGTCGAGGTCGTAAGGATTACCGTCCTCAAGGTCCGCGCACTCATCGCACGCGTCCGGCGAGACAAGGATCTCGTACTGACCGAGCCCCGCATCGAGGTAAGTCTTGATGCTCGCCGCTGACACGGCCCGGTCGGTCTCAGTTCGGGCTACAAGTTCCGCGCGTGACGCCTGATCACCCATGACCTGCGCCAGCGACGCGGTGATCGTCGCCACTGAGTCACCGGCCGCGACACCATCAGCAAGAGCGGTCCCCATCTGTGAGAGCACCGTGTCGGTGATCCCTTTCACGGTGATGTCGGCCTGCGCGAGCAGATCCGACCAGCCGCCGTCGGTGAGCAAGGCCGCGGCTTTCGGGTCGCCCGGTGTCCAGGCGTCCCAGAACTTCCCCCAGTCGACATCGCCCTGTGTGCTGTCTGGCAGCAGGTCACGGAGTGTGGCGGTGACTGGGGTGCCGGTGGCCTCGGCTGCGGTGCCGGTGCCGGTGACGATCCCGTCGGCGTAGATCGCGCGGATCGCGTCGAGGAGGTCGTTGATGTCGGGGTCGGTGTTGTTCAGCAGGTAGTCGCGGGCCGCCTGGCGCTCGACCGGCGTCGCGGTCATCGCTGCGCGCTCCAACCCTGGTCGACACCGTTCACGCTGACCCGGAAAGCCGCCACGAACGGCCGCCGGTGCGGGCGAGCCCACAACCCGGCGCATTCTTGCAACTGCGCCGACGGCTGATCCCACAACACCAGGAACTGACAGCACATCCCGCACTGCACCCGGATCCCGGTCACCTCAACCACGATCTGCGCCAACCGCGGATCAGCCACCCGACACCGCCCGGTAAGACTCGATCAGCCCCTCGAGCGCCGCAGGGTCAACCAGCGACGCCAACGCAGCCTTGACCTTGACGGCATGGAACTCGACCGCCCGGTCATCCAGACGGCGGATCGGCGCATCATGCCAACGCGTGTGAACGCCTTTTGGGCCAGCATCAGCGGCGGCCTTAGCCACATCCTCAGACGACGGCAGCGCGTCGAGCACCAGGTCGAGCGAGTCGGCGAGCTCCGCACGGACCGCCGGATTCCCGACCAACAAGGCCGGATCCCACCAGGCGATCGACTCGACCAGATCACCATCAGGATCGTCCGGGTTCACACCCGCAGCCCGGTTCAGCAACGGCACAGCATCCTCGGACGGCACCGTCGCGACGAACCCCTGGTAGACACCGTTCGCTGACGTCCACCCCGAAGTCATCGCGACCTCGACACCCACCAGGCCCGTCTCTTCCGCCCATTCGCGGCACGCCGCAGCCTGCGGGTCCTCACCGGTCTCGACATGCCCCCCGGGGAACTCCCACATCCCGGACGCCGGATCCGTCGGATCAAGGCCGCGCTGCAACATCAGCACCCGGCCCGAGTCCTCCGCGACCACCGCGAGACCCGCGGCGATGATCTCGCCGGCGGCCTTCCGGATCTGGCTGCGGACCCGGTCGTTGTATCGGTGCGCGGTGACGGGGTCGAGCGCGGTGAACGTGAAGTCGCGCCACTTCCCGTCGCGTTTGCGGGCCTTGATGAACCTGCTGAAGGCAGCGAGCTCGTCGGCGCCCTTCACCACCCCGGTCATCCCGCGGGCGTCGTCGTCCTCGTCCTCGTCGTCCTTCGGTGCGCCCCGCAGGTCGTACCCGGTGATCCCCGTCGCGGCGGTCACACCCTCGGTCGCGGCCTTCGCCACCGGCGGCGGCACGATCTCCGCCGTCTGCTGCTCCGGTGCGCCCGTCGTGTCGACCGGTGCACGAGTGAAGTCCGTCTGTCCCGGCAGTTTCACCGGCACCACGCCAGGGATACCGCCCGGGAAGTCAACCGCCGGGATCGGCACGTCATCCGCCGGCGCGGCCGTGTCCGGGTCGATCGGGCCCGACGCAGCGACGATGTCGACCAGCGGGATCGGGCCCTGCTTCCCACCCGCGTAGAACCGCGGCACCGGCCGGGTGTTGTCGGTCGGCAACCCGAGCAGCGCCTCGCGGCCCTCGTCAACCGAAGCCATCCCGGTATCGATGTAGACCTGCCACGCCTGAGCCTCGGTGAGCCGGTCCTCCTTCTCCTGCCCGTCGTCGAACTCGACCTTCACCGGCAGACCGAGATCACGCTGCAGGTAGTTCGTGAGCAGCTTCTCGACGAACCGTTGCACCGGCCGGTCGTTGACCCGGAACTGGACGTCCATCTGGGTCTCGCCGTTGGCGAGGTTGACGTCCATCGTCAACCCGAGGTCGTTCGGGACCACACCGAACGCCGCGCAGGTCCGGCGGATCAGCGCCAGCTGGAAGTTCTCGTCGAACGTCGCGTCGCGGGCCTGGCTGAACTTCATCGTCGACTCGACGAGCTTGATCTGCCGGATCGCTTCCTGGTCGCCGATCATGAACGCATCCCAGTAGGCCTGCCACTCCGCGACCTGGTCCGGTGTCGTCGCGTTCGTCGGCGCGGTCAGGAACCCGGCGGGCATCGACCCGGCCGTGAAGTAGTTCAGCATGTGCCACTGGAACCGCAGGTCGTTGTTCGCGGTCAGCAGGATCGTCTCGATCGGCGCCAACCCGTAAGGCGAGTCGGTCTGCGGCCGGAACGGCGCGTAGATCAGGTCATCGGTGGTCAGGTCATCCCACGGGATGCCCTTGATGATCTGCGCGTAGGCGGGCGCCGGCGGCGCGGGCTTCCGGCCGTGCTCGTCGATGTACGGCGTGACCGACGTCCCGTCGACGACCTCGAGCCCGATCACCTGCCCGGCGCGGTTCCGGCGCCGGTACAGGCAGCCCGCGTCGTACCGGAAGACGCCGTCCATGAACTTCGCGAGCCACAGATCGAACGGGAGCTCACGGTCGGGGGATTCCAACGCGGCCCGGGCCGCCTTCATCGGCAGGTCGACGTCGCCCTCAGAGACGTCCGACGGCTTGAACTGCAGGTCCATCGATCGCAGCGAGTCGATCTTGTGCGCGATGCACGTCTGCGCGATGTCGTAGGCGTTGATGATCGCCCGGAGCGTGTCGAACGACGGCCGGTTGTACGCAGCGCGGGGCTGCGTCGTGATGTTGACGCCAGCCGGGTAGTCGAACCCACGCGGCCGCCGCGAGTAGCCCCAGATCGGGTTGAGCGGCCGGCCGGGACCGAACGTTGACGTCCAGCCCATGCCTTCGGATGCCATCGCGGTGTCGATCGCGGCTGGCGTCGGGCCGCTGACCGCACCGGCCTTC